TGGTTGCCTATTTGGTTACGTCGAAAGATACGAGTTGCGTCGTCGCCGTGTTGGCGTCGGTGTACTGGATATCGACGGATGATGTGTTGCCGCTCTGTGTGACGCTGATCTGAGGTTTGGGGGACGTGGCCACGACGGCCTCTTGCAGCATTTGCCCCTTTATCAGGGCCTTGAGTGCCGGCGTATTGCCTGGCGAACCGATCTTACGCCCCAGCCCCGCGCCGTAGGCCGGCTGCCATGTGTAATCCGGCGAGGCAACCGGACTTCCGGCGGCATCATTGAGCTGCGGATTGGTCGACAGGCGCCGGTAGATGCGCTGGTTGCCAGTTACCATGGGGCTGGCAAGCATTAGATCGCCGGATGGCGAGGCGCTCAAATCGCCCCCGTAATAATGGTAAAGATCCATGTCAGCCCCCGGTTACCGTGGTCGTAATTTGCGAGTCCGTCATCTGCTGGGTTGGCACATCGGTTGGCGATCCGACGCCAGTTACAGGGTGAGTGTGATCGTTGAACAGCGACATAAACGCTGACGTCACAAACCCGAGCAGGGATTGACCACTCGCGCCCAGGGTGATTGCCGGCGCGGTGATTGCAGCCGAGGCCGAGGCAATGACCGAGCATATTTTTGCCGTGATGGTTGCGTTTCCGGTCGCGGTGATGTTGGCGTTGCCGCCCACTGTGATATCGGTATCACTACTCGAATTAACGGATACCTTTCCGTCATTGGTCAGCTTCAAGGAGCTTCCGGTCTGGTGTACCGCCCAAATTTCCCCGGACGGCACAGCAATAGCCTGCTGCGTGGTCGAAAAATACCGATCGACGATGGATCCTGATGAGCGGTCTCCATGTTCGAAAACAACGAGCACCTGGTCGCCGATATTCGGGCCGACCGCAAGGCCCCATCCGTTGCCAATGCCAATGGCGCCCAAGGGCATCCAGTTGGACTCGATAGGCTCCGCATCCGGGTCTGTCGGCTCAGCCGTGACTTTGACCGCGTGATTACTCATGTCGTAGCTGGTAATCACTGCATGCTCGGGCATCGCGATATCGCCCATTGCCGCTTTGGCGTGCTGGCGCATCGCGTTTGTCAGGAGATTGCTGCCGTGGCTCATAGCGTGATCTCCGAGTCGGGTGAATGATTTTTGGCCGCAACGGTCATGCTGTAGCCACCCGAAAAACTGAGGTGGCGCGTAATGGCGTCCGGATAGTACAACTGGTCAAACGCTGTTCCGGTGCCGGACACGCGAATGATCGACGTGGTGTCGAGGTTGTTATCCCCGGGCATCGTCACATCGAGGGTCATTTCGTGTGCAACGATCTGCTGGTACCAGTTTTGCGCGTACTGCAGCGCCTGGTCATGCGTCAGGTTCGGCACGCGCTTGCTGTAGACCTGCGCGCCCGCGCCGATGCTGGATTTGCCGACCTTGATGCTTTTAGCGGTCGCCGGATAGGAGACCGTGAAGCCCTTGGCCTGCTTTTTGTTCCAACTGCGGATCTTGACCTGAACCCCGCGCGACACCGTCAGTGCCCGCTTGAGCTTGATCTGCTCAAAATTGGCGACAGGTGAGCCGCCTTGCATCGACGGCTGCCAGATCAGCTGATACGGGGCGGTGTTGGCCGGATCTGGGGCTGGCATGAAATACAATGTCTGCCCGCGCACCCAGACCTTGAAGCCTTCGCTGTCAGCCAGGTAATTCAGGATGTCCCATTCACTCTGCTCATTCGCAATCGTGACGTGGTCGATTTCGTAATATTTACCTGTCTTGGTCTTGGTCGGCGTGATGACCGACGAAAGTCCGTGCTCTTTTGCTAGTGCGGCGGCGATCTGGCTGGACGTCTGATTCGGCCACTTTTGCGTGGTTTTCTTGTCGATGAAAACCCGAGTCAGATCCCGTCCGGAGACTGTGATAAGACCAGTCACCGGATCGACATCGATATCATCGACCTGCCCGTAGATCCAGCTTGACAGCTCCGCAGTCCGGTAAAGATCCGGGTTGGCCGGGAAGCCGATAAAAAGCTCGACATACATGTCCTGCTGTTGCGAGAACCAATTCACGTTGCGGCCCGCGGGCAGCAGGCTGGCGGCAAACGTGCAATGGAACGTGTCGGCACTGTAATAGCCGACATTTTCCACCTCAAACTCGACCCAGCCCTCTATGATTTCGCCATTGACCTTCACGGCGCCACGCGGGCTGCGAGCGGTCGGTTGCGTAAATGGAATCATGGGTAACCTTATGAGCCGAGAACGCCAGCGCTCGCACCGCTATACGGCGGAATGATGAGCGTGACGATACCGGTGAGCTGTGGATCAGCAAGGCCGTTTGCCTGGGCGATGACCGTCCAAGCGGTCGGATCGCCGTACTGTTTGGCAGCGACATCAAACAAATTGCCGCCTGAAACCGTGACCGTTTTGACGCTGGAGTTGACCTGCTGCAGGTTTTTCAGGATCCGTCCGAGTAGCGCCTGTAGTTGCACCAGGCTGGTCTGCTGGCTATTGGCCGCGAGCTGCGCTTCGTACGCTGCCAGATTTGCCATCGGTGAGGTTGACGAGGCGACGCCACCGGGGCTGCTGGCGCTATTCAGTGTGCCATCCACTGTTCCGGACAGAATCGATACGGCATTCATCAAGCCGCATACGGTCTGCATGATTGGCGCGACGACACTCTCGACCGCGCCGACAAATGACGTCACGGCATTGATCGCCGAAACAACGTCGCCCATCAGTGACGAAATGCCGCTCGTCAGTTCGGCCGCAAGATTGCTTGCCGCGTAAACATCGTTGCCAATCAAGTCATCAACGTCCTGCTGCCCGTCATCCGCGCCGGTATCCAGTGGCGTGCCGGTAGCGGCCGAAAATGGCTGCGTCGCATCAACCAGGATCTCGAATGAAATCTTGTACGGAATGCGGCCGAATCGATAATCCGGCTCGAAATCCTTGATGTAGACGTACAGCAAAATCTGATCCCACGACAACTGCAATGGCCGGCCATCGTCCTTCATGCCCTGAATTTGCTGTGCGCGATCAAGGGCGGACTGGCCGTCTGCCGTCGGGAAAAACGTCCCCGACCATTCGATCGGCTTCGGATCGGTGCCCATGGCATCGATGACACGTCCGCCGCCAATCAGTTTTTTGACAGCCAATTGCTGGGAGCCGCCGAACGGAATGCTTTCAGGGATTTCCATGTCCTGAAACACGAAATCACCGAGCACCAGAAAAATCGGATCCATTAACGGCCTTCAGAAAAGAGAAAACCCGCCGGAGCGGGTCAGTTGAGGAGGGATGGCTGGATCTGGCTTTCAAGCCGACGTCGCTCTTGGTCAAATCGCGGCTTCTCGCGTTTCCGCTCAAGCATTAGGCGAGAGCCAAACGAGGCTCGCACTTTCGATTCGACCTCACGGGCGATCAAGGCTTGCATCTGTTGCCACAGACCCATGTCGCGACGCTGGAGCGCTTCACTCATCCGGAAAAATTCACGGATAAGCGAAACTTTGAAGTCGATGACCTTTGGTGTGTTGCGCATGAATGAAATCAGCAGCGCGGCCTGATGTTCGTTGAGCATGGCAAATTCAACGTTGCCGCCACCGTGACGCCCCTTTAATCTTGGTCGGATTTCAAATCTGACCAAGCCGAACGACTCAAAGGCGGCGAGATGCTTCTTTATCAGTTTCATGGCACTGGGGTGCTGCTGCTCGACGCCTTGGGCAATCACTTCTGTCGACGCCCTTGGCTCTCCGTCAATATCAACGGTCACCATCGTGAACAGGCCGTTCGGATCTATTGGTTTATTCATGGGATTCCCCCGCAGAAACCCGGATTCGGAGACTGCGGAAGCGCGCCCGGGAAGCGCGCTTGTCGGCTGGCCGGCCTATCCGTAGTCGTAAAAAAAGCCCCGCGGCGCAAACCGTGAGACTGAGATGAACAAACCGCCCAGAAGCGGCTATGTGTTGCTACCGAGCGCCCGGTAGCGGCATGGCCAGATTGCCGTCATGGCCACTGCCCGAGTACGGCGAGTTGGCCCAGCGGCCTTGATGGGTTGAAACGCCCTCAGCCACTTTCTTGCCATCCATATTGATCGTGGAATGAACCTGAATGGTGCCGGCAGCGCTCTTTGGAATAAAGGTCTGCTTGGGCTTGCCGGTGTCTTTCGTTACATCGCCACCCAGTCCGAAAAACGACTTGATGTGATTCCACATGTTCAGAATACCGTCAGTAATCGCGCTCCAGATGGTCTTTAGCTTGGGCAGGATGGTGCCCCAATCTTTCCAGATCAGATACGCCGCCCCAGCCACGCCGGCGAGTAGCGGCACGACCGGCTTTATTGCCGTCCAGACGGGGAGGAACAACGCTTTGAGCGAGTCCCGCATGTTGCCAAAAAAGTCGCCCAGCCAAGCCCCGAAGGCAATCAATCCATTCTTGGCGCTCGTCCATGTGGCATTGAGCTTTGGCAGAATGGTGTCCCAGTTCCGATAGACCAGGTAGGCGGCAACGCCAATAGCGGTCAGGGTGAGGCCGATTGGGTTCATGAGCATGGCGCGACCGGCGAACAATAGGCCCTGCGCCACCAAGTCAACACCGAGATACATGCCTTTGAGCAACAGCAGAATGCCAGAGCCCAGCATTCGCGCCGAAAATGTGATGATGGAACCCATCACGGGCAGTAGCGCCCGGCCGGCAGTGGCAGCTACCTTGCCAAGAAGGATAAACGGGCCAAATACTGCCTGGGCAAGTCCCGCTACGAACGGCGACGTAGCTAATGCCACGATTCCCGTGCGTAGCGCAAAGAACGCTTTGCCTAACGTCGAGCCGTACCGCGCCAATGCACTCAATATCCCCGGGCCCCGGCCGAGCACGGTATACAGCAAGCCAAACCCCCGCCCTGCCGCGATGATCATGTTGATCAGTCCGCCGCCCATCAGGAATGCAGACAGTCCCAGCAGCGCGCCGGCGAATAATTTCACCGCCGTCTGATTGTTCTGAATGAACGTCGAGAGCGACTGAAGAACCGGGATCAGGTGCCGGACAGCAGAAATGGCCATCGGCAGCACGGTCACGCCCAGTTCAAGCATGACGCCAGACCACTTGGCCGATAGGTCAGCCATCTGGCCGCTCAGCGTCCCTTTCGCATCCTTTATCGTCGCGTCAACGCCGTGGGCATTGCGGGCATTTGCCGCATCCTTCATGATCACACTTAGCTGCGTCGCCGTGATTGACGCCATACTCGACCCGGTGCGATTGGTCATGATGTCGTTGATGGTCTTCAGAATCGTCGACTGATCCGTGATCCCCTTCGCCTTGAACTGCGGGAGCAGGACGTCTTTGATCCAGCCAACCGGATCGGCCTTGAGCTCGTCGGCGCCCTTGATATTGGTCAGGGTCTGAGTGGTTTTTTGTGCTCCGCCAACGTGGCCGGACTTTGCCTCGGACAAAGTGCCAAGGCCCAGGCTGGCGAGTTCGCCCATAGCCTTTTTTGTAGTGCGCCCACCGATGAGGTTTTGATACATGCTCATCGTTGCGGTACCGGCGCGCTGACCGCCCATTTCAACGATTAGCCCCGACATGTTTTCCAGGCCTTTGTCGCTCAGCGACCGGCCCGCCACGCCAGCGGTGGACATGTAAGCTCGCAGCATTTTTGCGTCGAGAACGCCGCCCGTGGCGTTCTTCATTCGCTGCATCAGATCCAGTTCGCGATTGAACGCGGCCGGGTTGACCGTGCCGCCTCGCATCTCGATCACCTTGGCCAATGCCTTGGTTTCACCCTCGTCCACGCCATGCCCATCGCCATAGATGGACTTGTTGGCTGCATTCAACGCAGCGACCTTTGGCGCGAACTGCTTGGCCTCGTTGTAACTGCCGAACGCCGCATGCAGGTCGCGCAGCGTGTTCATCATCTCGGTCGCGGACGTGCCGAACGCATTGGCATGCCGCGCCATCGAATCGGCGTCCTTATTGACTGCGTCGCCCAGGTTCATCTGCTTGAACCGAGTCAATGCGTTCTGGTACTTTTCGGCTTCTTCGATCGGGGCTTTGAATAGAGAGGCAATAGCCAAGCCGCCGGCAAACATCACACCACCGATGGCCATTCTTTTACCGATGGCTCCAAGGCTACTTTGCAATAGCTTGGCGTCCATATTTGCGCTCTGCAAACTCTTGCTGATCAGCAACAACCCGGCGCTGACATTGTTAATCAGCGAGAGCTTTACCGCGACGCTGTAGGCTTCGAATGCCATAATGATTTATCCATACGAAAGATTGAAGCCATGGCAAAAAAACACCGCGTGATTCAGTGGAACGGCGAACAAATCGAGGACGTACCGCCTGAAGATGTGCCGCCAGACTGGCGCAAGCTACAACAAAGAGTCGAGCAGCCGCCAATGACAAAGGCTGAAAAGGCCGACCGCAACCAAAACTGCCTACTGTTATTTACCATGTCGTCAGTAGCCATGGTCTTTGGCCTGCTCGCCCTGGCCGCATTTTGTGCAATCATGTATGCGATCATTGCGTCACTGTTCTGACGTCTCGCCGTCGTAACCGAGCGACGAGTCAATTTTTGCGCCGTGAAACAGTCCGGATAGAACGGCCGCACCCAATCGCTCCTGGATGAAGCTCCGGCTGCGGAACATCGCCGGACCCAATACCGGTCGAGGCGGCATTTTTGACGTGCCAAACTCGTGATACTGCAGGATCTTTCCGGCGCCCTCGTCTTTCGCCCCCGCCACAGCCTCCAACCCGCTGACCTCATGCGTGATCTCGTCGCGCATTTCGCCAGTCCGCAGTAGCGGCGCATCGAGCGGATAGCCCTTGCGCGCCTTATCCGCTTCGGTCGAATCCGCCAGTTCAGCCCAGTCCTGAAATGGGCCGACGGCTGGCTGGTATTCCCCGATTTCCTCCTTCGCGACTTTTTTGACATGGGTCGCACACGAATCGAGGCCAATTTCCAGCGCGCGCAGCGTCGCCGCCTCAGCTTCGAGGAGATGTATGGCCAGCGCACCCATGTTCGCAAATTCCATCACTCAGCCTTTTTGAAATCCATCGCGTTGAAATCGAATGTCTGCCCTTCCATCTCGGAAAAAATGATGCACCAGCCCGCCCGGGTGACGTCGTCCAGCTGGAACGCCACGTCGAACGGGACATTGTGCTTGACCAGCCACAGCGCCTCGCGGATCGGGCCGGCCTGAACTACTTTTTTAAGGCTTCTTTATCCTCATCCGGATTGGCCGCGCCGAAGCGCTCATTGATGGCAGTCATCACTGCATCAACGCCCGCGTCGTCAAGGCGGGAAATCAGCGCTTCAACCTGCGACTTTTTGGCCGGAGGCGGGACCGGGGCGCCGTCAATCGCAGTGACGTAGAGGATCGGCAGAACCATGGCCATGTAGACTTGATTCTTGGCCGACTCGCCCATCATTTCGATCAGGCGGTACTGCGCGAGAATGCCAGGCTTTTTGAGCGTGATCTGGCGCCCGTTGGAGTCCTCAACGGCAAATTCATCGGTCACGCCCTGGATGATTTGCTCGCTTGGCGTTGAAGCGGCGCCAGCTTGGGCGGAACGATCGGGTCTTACTGTGACTTTGGTCATGGTTTAACTCAGCTGGATTTTGCTGCCCGCTTCCCAGGTCAGCTTTTCGGTGATTTTGTCCTGCCCTTTCCAATTGCCGGCGTCGTCCGGAATCAGAGTGACATCCATGTACTGAAACTGCGACGTGGTGCCGTCCAGCTCTTGAATTGTGTGCGTAATGAAGATGTCGCTCGGCGCCAGTCCGGCGAAGTAGGCGGCTTCCTGCGCGGCGAAATAGGTATCGAACGACGAGTCCTGACGATCCAGCTCGATCGTGCCGGTGTGGCCGTCGGGAATAACGCGATGACGAATGCGGCCGTCAATGCTCACGCTTTTCAGCTTGACCATCGCGGGCTTGGTCGAGAACGACGTGATGCCGTCGAACGTGATCGGGCCGAGCAACGAATCGATAATCGTCAGCTGATACCCGTCGCGGCCCACGTTAAAACTGTTGGGTGCCCCCATTTGCGGCTCCTGAAATAGAAAAAGCCCGCGCAAAGGCGGGCTTCATGGGTTGATTGACGGTTACTGGACGGTGACTTGAACGCTCGATCCGCCCTGCAGGCTGATCAGGAACGTGCGGACAATTGACAGATAGGTCACTTGCACCAGTGCGCTCATTACGCCGAGCGCGACCTGACTATTCGGGTTGTTCGATGCATTTAGAGTAATTTTGAATGGGATCGCACTCGGCGCGTTGACGTTGCCGATGTACTTGCTCACTTTCCACAGTCCGGTAAGGAACGCGCTCAGTGAGTCGGTAATATCCTTTCGCAAGTCTCCGGTTTGCGGATTACCGATGGCAAACCCGTAATTCGCGGCAAGCGTCAGCGCCAGGAAGTTCGTCATCGTGGTGTAGGCTTCGGAGTTTGTTGCGGCCTGGCTGGATGTGTTGCGGTCAGTTTGGAAGCTGAAATAATTGCCACCAGCCGACGGATTCGCCAGCATGTCGACACGCCCATTGCACGCGGCCAGCAGCTCGGCGTCCGAATACGGCTGATTCGCCGCGCTGCGGATAGTGCCGATGATGCCGTTGACCGGCTTGTTCAGGGTTGACTGATTCGGCGCCATGTTTGCGCGCATCGGCGCCCAGATCGTCATCGGCGCCAGCATTCGCTGCACGTTATTGACCGTGTCCTGCCAGTAGACCCAGTCGCCCGTCAGATCTTTGAAGCAGTAGTTATCGACGCCGGCCGTGTTGAGTGCCGCAGCTGTCGAGGCAATCGTCTGTCCCGGAGTGCCGTTGCCACCACCGAAAATGCCATTCAGCAGGCAGAACGCGCCGATAGCGCTCCATTGGCTCGACGTCTGGTGGTCGACGAGATTCAAGGTCTGGACGTTGGTCGACTGGTGGCAGTACATGCCGGTCGGTGGTGCGGTATTCGAGCCCAGCAGGGTCGTGTCGGTTACGCCGGCCGCGCCATCAGTACCGCCAGACAGGGTATACGACGCCAATGCGGGTACGGCAGCAGAGGTTCCGATGGTTGCAATGGCGATTTGCGACGGGCCGCGCACACCGGACTGACCGTTATTGACCGCGCTGACCAGATTCGGCCAGACACTGGTGGTCAGTGCGATTGCGCCGCCCGTTCCGCCGCCGCCATTCAGCGTTGCGGTGGCAGACGTGTAGCCGCTACCGATCACGCCCGGTGTAAATACGCCGAGACCCCAGACCAGCGTCACAGTGGCGCCGACACCGACGCCAGAGGTCGACAGCTGAGCAACCGGATTAGTCGGGGCTGCGCCGCCAGCGATATTGCCGGCATTGGTCACGGTCAGCGCGGTAATGGCGCCAGCCGTGGCGGTCACGGTCAGGATCACGCCATTCTGCAGGGTGATCGTATCGCCGGTCACGTAACCCGACCCCGCATTGCTCTT